GATGGAACGGCGATTTGAAAGAACGACCCGTCGAGACGAGGAGGGATTAGTCCTATTCGATGAGATTGTTTTACCGACGTCGATGTTGAGGGAGTTGGGACGGAGGGCCAGCCCCGCGCTTGCTGACCTGCTGACCAGCGAAGAGGCGATGGAATTGGTGATGCGATTACCAGCATGTGCTTTCGGACGCGGCGCCTTTGAACATCTTCAACGACGGGACGGGCAATGCGAGGTCACAGGCCAAAGAGTCCCGGAGGTAGCCGATGAAACGCCATAAGCCGTGCAAGTGGCGACTTAGCGTCAGATATCGAGATCTGAAAGTAATTGCGAAAAGGGATTGTCTGTGTCCGGAAATGCGTCCGGTTAAGCCCTGCGTTCTACTCGCACCGAAGCGGCAGACCTGCAAGTGGTATGAGGGAACATGACACACGCTGAACTTGTGAAAGTGGCCGCGACATGGCTTAAAAGGAAAGGGAATTATCACCTTGAAGCAGAATGATGTAATTGGAGAGGAGAATAAGTATGGGTTGGTTTAGGACCTATCTCGATGGTTTGAGAGCCGTCTTTTCATGGCCTCCTTCATGGCATTTTGTCGTGTTTCTTCTGGGGTCATTGGTAGGCGCTTTTCTCGGATTTTTGATATCACGTCCGTTAGTCGCCTACGCGAAGAGTCACGGTCATAAGTCTCCGGCAGCCTTTTTCTTCCATGTCGCTGCCAGAATATGTGGAAACGCCTTTGCCAAGGTGGCACCAAGGTTGGGAAAAAGACCATCACGATTACGGTCCCAACAAGAATTGCAGCGAGGGAAATGAGAAACAAAGCTAACATAGGACATCATCTCCTTCGATACAGCTTAGCAAGTTCGATTAAGCTCGTCATTTCTTGGCCTCCTGTGTCGTTTTCCCTTGACAGAAGGTCCAAGATTAGGGAGAAGTTATGAGTTATTGTCGTTTTAGCAGCATGGATTTCGGCTGTGATCTTTACTGCTTTGCTGATTGTGCGGGTGGGTACACGACCTACGTGGCTGCTAACAAGATCGTTGGCGAAGTTCCGAAAATACCCGAATTCCCGCTGGGAAAGCAAGACACCCCGGAATGGAAAGCATGGGGGGTGGCGTACAAGGTACAGATGGATTTCCTCAAAACAGCCAAGCATCTTCCCATCGGCTTACTCTATGATGGAGAACGGTTCAACGATCTCGACCTCGAATCGTTTTTAGCAAGACTGCTGATGCTTCGAGAACGGGGATATAGGTTTCCAGACTATGTACTTGACGACGTACGAACCGAAATCGAGGAAGAAAGGAAATCGCATGAAACCAAAACCCAAAGTCGTGATTGAACTACTCCAGCGCGGAGCCGAACTCAAGGGCCGCGTGGTGAGGATGGATGAGAAGCTAAGGGGCACAGAGACACTCGCGGAGGCGGTCGATTGGACGCTTTATAGTGAAGTCTGCCCCGAGCTTATGGGTGAGGACAAGATACTATGTATCGGTGGGCGTAACAAGAAACGAGACAAGGACACATTTCGGTTTCGATTCGAGAATGTCACAGCCGCCTCTCTCGCCGTCGTCGCTATCCGCGCCCTGCTCGATAAGGTCAACGGCATAAAGCCGCCGAAGGCAAGCAAATGGGTGAAGGTGATATGAGGGGCCCTAAACCGCAGAAAGGTAGGGCGTGCCAGTCTTATGTAACCAATGGCCGGAACCTGCGGTATTGTCTTCGGTCGATGCAACCTTGTGTCTTACTTGCGCCGAGACATGAGAAGGTATGCAAGGATTTCAAGGAGGATAGATGAAGCGTAAGCATGGCAACTATGCTTCCGGCGCACAGGCCGAGCGCGACTTCCTCAATGCACGGATTGCTGAAGGCTGGCTTGGAAGCAGGAGCGCGGGGAGCAAGGGGGTTGCAGATGTGTGGTTGCTGAATCCTAGAGAGGAATGCTGGTTTGTCGGCGGCGGAACATGGTTTGTTGCCGATCCAGAGGAACATAGCGTCACCGATTGCATCAAACAGCCGCAGTTCATGCCTGACCTTATTTATTTCTGGTCGGTTGCAATCCAACTCAAGTCCTCTCGCGCTCTCGCTCTCAAAGCCGCATGCGACTGGGCCTCGGGCAAGACACAACGCGACTGGCGCGAGCGATGGGAGCGCAAGCATAAGAAGGTGATGGAGAAAACAGTTGAATGAGTTGGCTTTATTTGCCGGAGCGGGTGGCGGACTCCTTGCGAGCAAGTGGCTTCTCGGATGGATCGCGGGCGTTGTCGTTGCTTTCATGGTGTGCGAACCCATGTATGTGTGCGGTGAGGGCGACGATCGGGACACGGTGGGAGAGAAGTTGCTTGGATGTGAAAACTCCCACGTGAGGTCTAGGCCGGCAAAATCTTCTTGACACGCCGCGAGGGTTGACGTATGGTGGCGCGCGAAAGGAGAGATTCGACGCGATGAGACAAAAGAATAGATTGAAGGCAGAAGCAAGGGGCTATCAAGTTCCTTTCGATTCGCGTCGAGACTTGATGGCTTCTTTGTTTTCTGCCGATTCACGAGGTCACTAGAACAATGGGGGCTGACCACAGAGAGTATTGGTTCGCCATGACGGGCTGGAGTCTCCGGCCTGAGTTCAAACCACAAGCAGGTGCTGATGGGCCAGAGGCGATGCAAAAACAACTCTACAACTTAGCTTTTTGGTATTGGGCGTATGACCGAATTTGCGAGCTGGGCCATGACGGTTCAGTTCAGCTTTCCGTGTTACGTGGAGAGTGGTTTGCACAGTTTGGGGTAGTTGGAGATCAGCTTTGCGAAACTTTCGAGCAGCTTTTGGAAACTCAAAGGAAACTCAAAAGAATGTATGTTCATCGAGAACATGTGCGTGTTACAAAATGGCAACAGCATAAACTCAAGGGACTCCGACCGATAGAACAATTGATTCAAGAGCGCAATCGTAAGCGTTTGGGACGTAAGCGTGACACGGACGTGACAGAAACGGGACAATCCCGTGACCCTCGCGCGCGCGCGCCTACTCCTACTCCTACTCCTACTCCTGACACCAGACTCCAGACTCCTACTATTGACGCATCGGCGGGAAAACCGCCTCGCGTCGCTGACCCTCGAATCAAGATTCTTATCGACTACCACTTTGAGAACTTCAACAAACACCAGCCCGGGAAGAAATACTTTGTGGAAGGAAAGAAGGATGGGTCTCTACTGGCCAACCTCCTAAAGACCTACACCGAAGATGAGATCAAGCGTGCCGATGACAATATGTTCGCATCCGAGGACGAGTTTATCAAGGCTTCCGGCTATACGATCGGCGTCCTCTACGGATGCTTCAACAAGCTTCAACTTGGTGGAACGACAGAGGAGCCGATTCTATCCCCAACCGAACTGAAAAGGAGAGAAGAAATTGTTAGACGATGGAGAGAAAATCAAGAAGCTCACAGACTCGCTCAAGAAAAAATGGTGTCTCGTAATAATCCCGGGCAAGGTCTTGGGGAATCTGGAGACCGATCAGGTGAAGATAATCGGAAAGCTTCCAGTAATGGAGAGAATGGGGCCGCACGAGATCGTTTGTCTGCGCTGCATGGCGCGGTTCACGCACTTTCGGAGGGCGACAAAAGTAGAGGAGGCGGCTTTCAACCTGCAGGAGATACCCGAGTACTCAGGCGGCTTGCTAGTGGCTCCAAAGATGATACTGGGGAAGCTATCGACTGAGGCTTTTCGCTGTTCATGCGTCGTTGGCGGTACTCTATCGCCGGTGATACGCCTCTACGATACGCAGCCCGAGGCAGACAAAAACGCCACGCAGTTTGAGCTAACGGCGATGATTCAAAAACTGCAAGGGGACCTTCAGGGGAAGGAAGCCCCGCCAGACGGATCCAGCGGGGCTACGTAGCAGCTATTCAGGGAACGAGTGCGCGCCACCACCCAGGCAATCGGGTATCGAACCTACCGAACACCCATCAATCGCAGCCTCAACCTCCCCGCGAGTAATACCGCAGCGCTTGCAGACCTCAAGGCGTCGTTGAGATTCCGATCTTTCCGTGGCGTAGCCAACGCAGATGTACGTGTTGAGGCAAGGCCAGGGGTAAGAGCTGATGTACCCGCAATTGCCCTCTTCGTCCTCGTGTATGCACGGCTTCACGGCTTCCTCCTCCCGGACCTGTCAACAGCCCTGTCCTGCCACAGATCAAGCTTGTGCGCCAGCGCTATTGTTGCCGGATCAGGCTCCCAAGCACGGCGAATGAGTTCGATGAGTACGGCGAGCAGTTTCATGGCAAACCTCCTTTTTGGGGTTCGGATGGTAGCATAGAATCGCGCTCCGCTAAAGCAGACCCCAGAAAGCGACGCGATGTGGTATGACCCTATGGCATGGTACTCGCTCATGGCAGATCGTCGATCCTGGGGCTTCCTGTGCGTTTTCATTTTTGCGCCTTCCACGTGAGATAATCCTGGACGCTCTCAAAGCAGTGATACCCGCCCTCAACCTTCACGATCTTCGCGGCCCAAGGACAGGTCTTTAGAGCTTGCGCCCTCGTCTTCACCTCAACAAAACTCTGTCTCATGTGTTTCACCTCCTTGTCTAAAACCAACCACTAACACTTGCACAACCCATGCCAACCCTAAACCCTTACACAACAACAACCCAAGACCCGAACCCAACGCAAAACGCAATACCCGCAACCCCAAAACGCAACCCCCCAACCTAAACTATTTTCAACAAAACAAAGATTTCTCTTGACTTTTTATGACACGTCTGAAAAACTGTCCCCACAACATCGGGGGCGGTCGGGTGGGGTCAGCGGACCACAACCCCCAGGAACAAAGGATACGAAAGACGATGAGCGAAGACAATGGCGGCAATGGACGTGAACCCTTAGAAACGATCGAGGCAAAGATAAGGGCGGCACAGGCAAGGGCAAGAGAAAAACGGCTAGACGTATACCAGCTTGGACGAAACCGAACATTCGAAGGCTTGAGGCGTCGCGAAGCCGGACTTCTCGAACTGGATGCGAGATATACTTTCGATCTTATAGCCAAGGAAAAGGCTGCGCTGCTTGGGGTTGGGCGTTCTACTGTGTTCGATATTCGCAAGCGAATCCCGGACTGGGACGAACGTGTGGCTAATCGTAGTCGCGAGGTTGTGCTAGAATACGCACCCGAAGCCGTGGCAGACCTTGGAAGGCGATTGCGCGACCCAGACCCGGACGTACGAAGGCAGGCGGCAGAACAGACTTATAAGCTCCTGGGTTGGATCAGTACCGGTGGGGTGAACGTGACCATGTCTCAGAACCAAGGCCAGCAAGCGCCAGCGCTATCCGCCGATCTCCTGACCGCAGCTCTCTCGACGCTTCTTCAGAGCCTACCAGATTCCGATAAGATGTTGATAGCAAAGCAACTTGCGAGCGGACTATCACAGACGTCGCATAACAACGATTACGTAAACCACACTCAACTACAACTACCGGAAGCAGTTACAGTGATTGACGCTCAAGTCGTGCCTCAGCCTGTTGAGACCCGTGCTCTTGATTCTCCCGTCGTGGAGCAGCACGGAGAGCGAAGGCCGGGGCCCTTAAGCAGCCCGCAGCGAGACGAACGAGGACGCTTTGAATCGCCAGCGGTCATGGTGCCGGTCCCTGCGCTCGAACCGAAAGCAGAGGACCGGGCACCAACTAGGGGTAGGGGCAACGACATGAAGGCCGCGCGCGCAGCTTTAGCTGCCATGCGAGCTGCCAAGAAAGCCAGGCTTGAGGCCAGGACAGCGGAGACACCGGAGGGGGATAACCAGCCTAGCACACCTCCATGTGACAAGGCCGCGATGCCCGACGAACCTTAACCGTCCCCCTTTGGGACTCCGCTTCTACGAAGGTTAAAGAGGGTAAATAATGGAAGCTCTCTCCCTTGCTTGCATCCCTAAAAATTCCCATATATTTTCTCCCCGTTCCTTTCCACATCTGTGTTCGTTCTCGATCCAGGATTGTTTTACGGAGACGGGGGAGCCTCGGGTGTGTCTATCACCGGAGGTTTTGTATCTTTTATCGTGTAGTGTGCCGTGTGTTGTTTCACCTGGAACCTTGGAGGGGTCATGAAGACTCTGGTAGTTCTTGTTTTGGTGTTTGCGTTGTCGTTGTTTCTTTTTGTATCGTTTGCGCCGGCTAGGGTGACTGTGGATATGCGGATTGATGACGTAGGGGCGGCGACGGATGGTAGGATTGATGACGTAGGGGCCGTGGTACGTGGTGTGGTGGGTGGTGTGGTGTTGCCGGTGGTATTCGTGGTTTGTGGTTTGTAGACTTTTTGAGGGACCGACTTCTGCCGACGAGAGCGTCAAGGGGGACGGGTAAAAACGTGATAAGCGAGAAACCCCAACTGATTGCTGGGTAGGGCCAGCGGCGCGGGCAGGTACCGGCCTAGGGCGGGAGTCGGTTCGTCTATTGGAGCAAGAGATAAGGAAGGATCAGGATTTCGTAAGGGAGCAGTTGGCGATAGATGCGGGGCATGATCCGTACGAGGCGGAGATTGAGCGCGTGATACCGTTAGGGGATGGCTCAGAGTTGTGGTTTCCTAAACGTCCGAATCCTGCGAAGCACTACGAACCCGACGAGTCGCTGGCGTTTTTGGTATTCGGCGACGTTGAGCAAAAGAAGGAGCCTATATGATTGGTTGGTATTTTGACAAGGGCAGTGTGAGGTGGGATGAGGCGGAGAAGTGCTTTATAGCGATGTTGAGGCAATTTGAGTTAAAGGGGCCGAGGGCGTTGGCGCATGCGGCTGATTACCCTATAGCGCCCATGCGTGAGGAGTTTACGGGAGAGGTTGCGTTCGTCCAGTTGCCAGTGGTCGTAGTGACGGGCAAGGCCATGCCCTCCACGCCGGAGACGAGGGCAACGAAGAAGGCCAAGACGTGAGGTTACGGATAGAGATCGGTTCATTCGTATTCGATACGGTTCTAGGGCGTCCTAGGGCCCATAAGAGCATAGAGGCATCGTTAAAGGAAATACGTGCAAGGCCGCGCGTGCTGGGCGTTGGAGTGATGGACGAAAGGCGTGAATGGGAGATTGAGCAACAGGAAATCGCCGCTCGGAAAGGTAAGTCTGGAGGATTCGGGTCTCCAGGTAGTTAGGGAAGCGGGGTTAAAAAGCCTCTTTTTCTTTGCAAAGCACGTTCTGGGGTATAAGTGGCTACAGGAAGTACCTCACGGACGTCTTTGTCATAAATTGGAGGTTTTGACGGCGCATTTGAGGCCTGGGACCGGAGTCGAACCCCCGCCCGCACCGCTAAAAAAGGTTATCTTAGAACCCCGGAAATGGTCGAAAACGACCGTCTGCGCGCATTCTCTGCCTCTGTGGTTGGCGTTGCATAACCCAAACATCAGGTGTCTACTTCATTCCGAGACTATGGAGAAGCAGGCAGAACCCATGTTGAGGGTTTTGCGCGACCACATAGAGAACAACGCGCTCTTCCGTGGTCTTTATGGGAACCTCCGAGGTGACGCGAAGAGTCTCAAGTGGGAAAACAAGCAGTTGATCATCGCTTCGCGCACCGCCGTAGGTATGAGGGAGGCTACGTTTACCGCAGGAGCCATCGGAACGACGGAAACGGGCGGGCATTTTGATTTGATAGTCTCCGACGACCCCGTGAGTGAACATAACACCGAGACCTTAGAGCAGAACCTGAAGGTCCTGGACGACCATCGCCAGTTATCAGCCTTCCTAGACAAGGCAAGCGTTATGATCTTAGACGGAACGCGCTACGCATTTGGCGATCTGTACGGATACGTACTCGATCACCCGACTGGATGGGACGTCGAGGACGTACACTCGGTCGAAACGGCGGACTACGACAGTTTCTATACGCCGGAATACCTCGAGGCGGAACGCGACGCCCAGGGAGCCGATAGATTTGCAAACTGGTATCGGAACCTCGTGATTGACCCGGAAACGGCGGTATTCAAGGGCGAATGGTTTGAGACGTGGAGTGGCGAGTTCGACGATCTCCCCGCAAAAACGGGTATTGTGGCTGCTTTCGACCCCGCCGTGGGCGAGAAACGAAATTCGGATAAGGTCGGCCTTGTCATACTTGCTCGTGCAGGTATCGGACCGTGCCAACTCTTGGAAGCGAAGGGGATGAGAATAACCCCAACGCGCCTCATAGAGGAGATTTTCAGGGTTCAGGCACAATACGGCCCCATGGGGTTAAAGAGAATCGGCATCGAGCTCGTCGGCGGCTTCAAGGTACTTGAGTACTGGCTACGCGAAGAGGAAAAGCGTAGAGATACGTACGTCGTGAGAAAGGAACTTAAACCTGGGACATCGGCAGACGCCAAACGAGCGCGCATAAGACTCCTTGCACCCAGATACGAAGCGCGACAGATAAAACATAGGGTCGGAATGACGGATTTGGAGGAACAGGCCCTACGATTTCCGCTGGGCGACGACGACATCATCGACGCTCTGGCCTTTGCAGTGGAGATGTCGAGGGGGCTATCGCGTGAGAGTAAGGTTGTGAGCGAAGAGGAAGCGCGACAGTTGGAAAGGGACGCGGCAATTCTCGCTATGAGGAAATCGAAGCCCGGGGAGTTGGTTTTGCCGGGTAACTTCCGTAGAAACGAGGGGACGTGGTATGACCTCTGACAGTAAGGACGGTGAACCACAGGTACTCGTCCACCCAATGCAAATGGGACTCAAGAGCAAGTGGTACACATGCCGAGTATGTAAACAGCCGATGGTTCTCATGGGCGATCCCGCGATTCCGGACGAGGCATGGCCCAAGGAAAACGAGATGCTGTGCCCCAAGTGTAACGAAGCGAGAGCCAACTGGGGCGATAAACAAGCGGACTTCGAACGTCGTAGTCCAGACCTCTTTGGTAAATGAAAAAGACCTGGTTGGAAATACTCGGTATCATCGCAGTGGCAACGTTGGCGACTTTGATACTCCAGTTCCTTGCGAAAAGGTTTGGTTGGTGATATGCCGGTCTACAGTTACGAGTGCAAGGATTGCGGGGAGTTTGACGCGTACCGGAGGGTCGACGACAGGGCGAACGCCGATTGCCCGACGTGTAAGAAACCCGCACGTAAGGTCCCATTCGTTCGTCAAACGCAGATAACGCCTGAGTTCAAGGCCGAATGGTACTATCCGTTTGGGAAGTTCATAGGATCGCGTCGAGAAAGACTTGAAGAGATGAAACGCACGGGAGCGTGGGAACCTGGAGACCTAACCCCAAAGGACAACCGGAGGGCGTCACTCGTAGACGCGTGCGAAGACGATTTCTGCGAACAGATAATCGCAGCAAAGAAGAAGGGGGAATTGAGGAGGCCGGATGGCGGATAAGATTGCGGACAACGTACAGGAACTCTACGAAGTAGCGAGAAATAAGGCTGACACGAACTTCCGTGCCGACTACGATCTTTACTGGTCGTACTACATGGCTCGTCAGTGGCCTGGGGACAGAGCGTCTTACAGGTCTGACATCGTACCCAACCTATCCTTTTCCAACATCGAGACCATAAAGCCCATACTTACCGATAACAGACCGAATTTCATGGTCATGGGACGTGGTGGAGACGCGGGGGACAGGGTAAAGGCGAAGATCGGGAACGCAATCTTGCGTTATCTCTGGGACGTGACGAACATGGACTTGAAACTCCCCGAGGGACTCACAAGTGGACTGGCCTTGGGTACGGCCTTTTGGATGATCTATTTCGATAGATCGTTAAACGGCGGTCTTGGGGAACTCAATATCGCCCCTATACACCCGAAATTCAATCATCCCGATCCGGCTGCGACCTCGATGGAAGATTCAAGATACAACATAGTCGAGTCTATGGTGCCACTTTCGATATTGAGAGAAACCTACGGCGCCGCTGCGGCAGAAGTCAAATCCGACGTCTCACTTGATGATCTGTACTCGCGTATGGATTCTTCGCAACTTCAAGAGGCAACGGCGCAGGGGCTTCCATCATACGCAGTGGGTACGACGCCGCCCACAAGTTCCGTGCCTTACGGTAGAACGAACATGGGGGACGGTGGCGGGGACTTGGTAAGGCTCCTACGATGCTGGGTTAGGCCTGGGGGAGCCTTAGACAACGCTAAGGGGCCGCGTAGCCCTGGCGGTAGGCTCATACACGTTGCAAATCACGTTACGTTGCGTGATGTACCGAACCCCTTTTCCTGGTGTCCCGTCGTGAGGTTTGTCGATCACGTTCTGCCATCCTGTTTTTGGGGTATGGGCGAGATACAGGAAACGATAACGATACAAAAGGCCTTGAACATGCAGATCGCAAGGCTTGCAGATCACTCAGCCCTGTGTAGTAACCCCAGGATGCTCTGCGATGCGTCGATCTACGAGGACGTTAAGGATAAACTCACAAACAAACCGGGCCAGATACTGCCCATAGAGAACCCCGACGGACGGCCCCTGGACTCCCTCATACACTGGCAGGTGCCGCCAAGCATACCACTTTACACCATGCGTCTTATAGAAATCTATCAGCGTTTGTTCGAGATCGTTAGCGGCATACACGACGTTACGCAAGGCCGTGCGCCCGCGGGCATCGAGGCGGGGATTGCGATAGAGGCCCTGCAAGTCGAGACGAAGCGCAGAATAGGACTTAAAGTCAGAAACATGGAAGCATCGTTAAAACAACTCGGGAAACTACTCCTGAGCGGCGTTGAGACCTTCTGGAGTACGGAGAGGTTAATACAGGTAAGCGACGCGGAAGAACCCATGAGCGTCACGAAAGATATGTTCAAGGATTTCGAGTATGACGTCAAGGTCGAAGCGGGATCGAGTCTGCCCGTGGATAAGGCGGCAGTAGTGATGGAAGCGGAGAACTTAGTCAAACTCGGGGTCTACGACGAGGAACAGTTACTTGAGATCAAAGACCCGCCGAATAAGGAAGAGTTAAAAAAGCGTATGGGTCCCCTATGGGCACTGAAAAAGGCTGTGATGATGGCTGGACTACAGAAACAACTTGAAATAGCGAGTCAGCCGATGCCGCCGCCAGGTACGGGCGGTCCAGGCGGACCGGGAGGAGGGATGTAAGTGATCGAACAAACGAAGGCATGGGCAATGAAAGAGGCTATGATCCGAAAACTCAACGAGAAGGCAAGGGGAATGCGGGAGAAAAGGAAAAAGGCTGGGTGGTTTACGTCGCAAACCCCGTACGGGCAACGGCCAAAACCAGTGCCGACAAACGTAGGTGAGGAGATCGTCTCGCCGTACGGCGGCGTCGTGGGTTCACGTATGAGACGATTCAACGTCGGTAAGGCCGAACCCTCTCTCGGGGCCTTGACGACTGGAACCGGGGTTCTCGCCGAGCAGGCGAGAAGGGATAGGCAGGAACTCTCGCGCTTAAGGAAGAAAAGGAAGTGGTAGAATGCGAGTGAAACCCTGGGCGATGAAAGAAGCGATGCTGAGACGCCTTAAACCCAAAGGGAAGCGCGGACGTACAATGGTTGGGAAGTTACACCGCACGTACAAGACCGGAGTGTTCCAGCAGATTGTAGAAAGCGCAAGAGGTAGGGGCGGAAAACCCCTCAGTCTCGAAAGACGGAAGGCAATCGCTGGATCGGTTTTCTGGAAGAAGGCTAGAGCGTAGTGCCGTATCCGACGAATGAGAGTCTACCCGAAAGGGTGAAGAAGCGCCTTTCCTCTGCGAAGGCAAGGCGTATGTGGAGACACGTGTGGACATCCGTAAGGGCGTCCACGGGTGATGAAGGCAGAGCCTACGCAGCCGCTAACTCTAGAACACGCGGCTACAAAGAGGCTATGCAGAGAAAACTTAAATAGGGGGCAACGTCGAAAGGCGCCCTCCAAAAGAAGGAGATCGGAAGATGACCGAACCAAACAAAGGGCAACAGCCAAGCGGCAACCCAGGGGAGCCCGCAACGCCGCCCCCGAGCGAGGAAACCATCAAGGCAGTAATTGACGGGGAGATGAGGGAGATTCCCATGAGTAAAGTCGTGGATTTGGTCTCTAAGTCTGCAAAGGCTGAAGAGCAATTCCGTGACGCAAAACTCACAAGGGAAGAGGTTGCGACTTTAGGTGGCATGGAAAGAGTGAGGGAACTCGCAGAACTCGGAACCTTGCTGGACGAAAACCCAGACTTAGCCGAGAATCTCGCGGCAGCAATACAGGAAAAGTTCAAGACTCCGGGTGGGAGACGAGAAGGTGAGTTCGATCCGGCAGCGATGGAAGAGACCGTAGTCAAAACCGTGCGTCAGGAGATGGAGGCTCGTAGAGGCGAAGAGGAAATGGAACGCACCCTTGAGGAACTCCACAAGGAACACGGGGACTTTGACGACCAGGCGGTGATCGCACACGGAGCGGAACGCGGTATCTGGAACGTCAAGGCCGCCTTCGAGGACTTGAACAAGACAAAACTCCTGGAAGCACGCGATAAACGAGTACGTGAGGAAACGGTTAAGGCCATTAAGGAAGGCCGTGACCTTGGCGAACCCGGCGCATCGCCACCACAGCCACCAGGCCCTGTCTCCACCGAAGGGATGAGTGTTGACCAGCTTGCCGATGCGATATTGCAGGATGCAAAGCGCGGTACGTTGGTCCCAAAGAAATAAAAAGGATGTGAAGACAGTTGCCTGCTTTTACCTATACGGAAATGGATGCCATTTCCAATAAGTGGATCCGTCCGAAGGCCAGCGACCAGTTCTTCAAGTCAAGTGCGGTATGGGTTAAGATGAACGCCATGTCACGGGTAAACCGCAGAGGCGGAAACCCGCTGACCGTGCCCGTGGTGTACGCGCAGAACCTATCTGGCGGATACTACCTGGGGGACGAGACGCTCAACACCGCACGTGGGAAGAAATGGAACGCTGTGCCTTTTGACTGGAAGCAGTATTACGAGGCGTTGGGACTCGTCGAAAGAGACAGACTTCTACAGTCGGAGCAAGGTCAGATCAGAATGCAGGTGATCGAAGAGGAAGTCTGCATGAAGACCATGCTGAAGAGACTTGCAGAGGCCCTGTACGGCGACGGGACGGGGGGATCGTACCTTGACGATCTGTCTGTTACCCGCTACAAGGCGCTTGATGGGCTAAAGCCCGGAACGGGGGCCTGCGGTACGGGGGTTTACCCGCCGAGCATCGGATGGAGTCCCGCAGTCGTTCCCACATGGCAATCGGGCGAAGACGGAACGGGTGTGGATTCTACGTCTGTAGCCATTAGCCCAGCCCTCATCAGTAAGATGATGGTTAAACTCACCTACCAGAATCAGGGGCCGACGATGGTTGCTACCACAAAGGCGCTCTGGTCGGTTTTGTGGTCACACCTACAGCCGCAACAGCAACTCGCAGTTGACGCCGATCTGGCCAAGGCTGGGTTCCAGCAGATAATGCTGGACGGAAAGCCCGTGGTGTTTGACGACTACTGCACGACTCTCTACTGCTACGTGCTTAACTTGAATGGCTTTGAACTCTACATACATCCTGACAGAGACTTTTCCAACGAGCCTTGGACAAAGCCTCAGACACAGGACGTAGTGCAGAGTAAGAAATGGTTTCTAGGCAATCTAACGTGCAACGACCGTAGAGGACAGGGTGTCTTTACGGCGCTAGCTGGATAAGGGGGTGAGTGATAGATGTTCCCGACTTTTGCAAAGACACAGCAAGGTTGGTGGCTAGGGGTTCACGACGCCACCTACGGTATGAAATTCTATCGCTGCCTCTACAACAGCCACTCGACGACAAGGGCTGTTGGTTACGCCTGCTACGTCAACTGGGCTGCGGCAACGTATCCCGGTCTTGAAGTGCAGCAAGCGGCGACCAATAACTTGAACGCGATGGCTGGCGTACACAGCGAAGCAGTTGCAACGGCAGCGTGGGGATGGGTTCAAATCCAGGGCTACCACGCATCAGTTCTCACAACGCGCACTGGGGCAGATTCCGATACAGCCGCCGCGATGGGGCAGATTATGAAGGGGTCGAACGGAGTGGATCAGTTGATCTACGCCGCCGCCCTGGCTGCGGCTCCGACCTATCCGTCGTACATCGTGAGACTAACTACCGGAGCCGCCGGAGTAACGACTATAACGGCTGCCGGCGCGGGCTGGATACACTGTAATCTCTAGTCCGTTTGGAGGACTCTAACAATCGGGTGGGGGGCGGTCGCTGACCGCCCACCTGCTCGCAAACAGGGGGAATAGAAAATGGCAGCTACTTGCACAGTCATCGAAAGGGAACCGCTACGCAGATGCCGGTCGGTTATCATATCGGTCTTGACTGACGCGACCACGGCACTCGTGCCGACGGGGCTCGTGACGGTTAAAGGGGCGTGGCTGGAGACACTTGACGATACGACGACCGATCCGGAAAACATTCTCGTAGCACTTAACAGTAACAACGGGACCGAAGGGACGGCGATGGGGAGCATCTATCTTACCACGGTAACAAGTGGGAAGATTTACAGGGTTCTCGCCATCGGATTCTAAGGGAGGATGAGTGGTCGAGAAGGCAAAACTCCAAACCATGATACAGCCCAACTGGGGCGAGACGGATAAACGCGAGAAGAAGGCGGGATGCCTGATTGTGATACCCTCCAGAACGGATAAAAACAAGATCGCCTGGTGGCCGTCACAATTCGGCATCTCGCTTTCCACTCAGCAAACGCCTATGAACTTCTCGACGTGTATGTTCACCATCGAGAATCAAGAAATCGGGGACGCAAGAAACGCCGCCGTAGACTACGCCTTGAAGTCCGGTGCGGAGTATATCTTCTTCCGCGACAACGATACGTTTGCGAGGCCCGAAGCGCTTGCGACGCTTTTCTCTTTGAGGGCGGACATCGCAGGGGGAATCTACTACAACAAACAGTGGCCGTCGGAACCTCTTGTGTTCAAGTACCCACAGATGGGCGGGTATAAAGACTGGCGTTTTGGTGACGTTGTGGAATGTGATGCCATCGGTATGGGGTGTTGCCTCGTGAGGACGGAAGTGTTCGAGAAGATACCGCCGCCGTGGTTCAGGACCATAAGGGGGGCAACGGAGTTTGCCGTGGAGCCCGTAATGGACTGGGCGAAAAAGCAGATGGACGCACTCCTAAGTCCGGACAATATACACGGGGACATGACTGAGGACATCTACTTTTGTCTCAAGGCTAGGGCTGCGGGTTTCAAGGTTTACGCGCACGCGGGAGTCCAGTGCGCGCATCTCGATACCTCGACGGGGATTCTCTACGGCCACGAGGAGAAATTCGGGGATGTGGTGATGATACTCCCAGATCACCGCGTACTGTTCCACCCAAAGGCCGATTCTCCCTACTGGAAACCGCCGGAGGGAGAGGCGGAGTTTAAGCGCGATGTGGTGAAATTGAACTTAGGGGCAGGAGGCGAACGCCTGGACGGGTACATAACCGTCGACTTGTTCGACCCCCAGGCTGATGAGCAATGCGACGCGAGTGACCTGAGACTCGTAGTGGAGAAGTACGGTAGGGCTGACGAGATACGGGCGTCGCATCTCCTTGAACATCTGCCACACGTGGATACGATGAGAGTCTTGCGCAACTGGGTATGGGCATTGAAGCCAGGCGGATTGCTCAGTCTTGCGATGCCCGACCTGGAATGGTGTTTGAGGAATTGGCTTAATGCGCCAGAAGACGACGAGAAAAAGTACGGGTTCTGGCTATGGACGATATATGGCACTCAGGAAACGCCAGGGCAATACCACAAGAGCGGACTAACGAAGAATCTGTTGGAAGTCTACCTCTCTAAACTCGATCTTGAGGATATTAGGGTATGGACGGAAATGAAGGAGGAATACAGTCACGGACAACTATTTGCAGAAGCTAGGAAAAAGGCTGAGCCTTGCGGTTTGCCTACTGATCCTGTGCCTAACGTCACCGGCTAGTGCCACAACTACAACCATTTACGCAACGGCCAACCGCACAGGTTGGTTGCAATGGTACTCCCCTACTGCCGATGTTTGCGACGCACCGTGGTCAACCAATGTTGCTGTAAATAGTGCCATCGTCCATATCGGAATGGAAAACGACCAGGGCGACGGAGACCCAGAGGAACCGAGTTATTGGAACATTTATCAGGGCGTTTATAGTTATCCCCTGAGTACTCTCACCGGTACATTGGATTCAGCTCGTGTCTACATGACTGGCATAACCAAATCCGTGGCTTGCACGGGCGATCCGTATATCAACGTCTACACGGGCGACTGCCAACTTGGAGGTCAGACCTGCACGACTACCGTAGTGATGGGCGACACAGCTAACTGCACGACGCTGAGGCGGAGGTACAAAGTCTCTGAATGGCCGACGAACGCGAGTTTTACCATGCGGGTTGACTCTTGCATCACCATCGGCGGCACTCACACTCTTGACATCCGTTTTGCCTGCGCAGTCAATCCCTTCAAGACGACTGGCGTTTGTGAATGTACTCTCGATAAGGACAACGAAATCTCGATGGTTGGGGCAACGGCGGTGAATAAACCATATCTTGTGGTCTATACGACTGAGGTCGGTGGCCGTAAACGCACGTCGGGACACGTCGTTACGGATAGGCCTGACGTGTGGCCCCTGCGAAAACAACTGATATACGGAGATGGGGAATGAGACCAAAGCATCAAACAATCATCATGCTTGCCGCCTTCGCGGTGCTGGCCGTTGCGACTCTCATATTACTTGCCCGGATGGGATGCGAACCCAGTAAGGCAACGGCGTATCTAGGCTCATGTGCTCCTACGGATACACTCCATTGGCACTATGCAGTTAATGACAGCCAACCTTCCCCGCAGAACCCGACAACCGTCGTTGCCTACTTCTATATGAATGGGACACTCTATGACAGTACCGGGATGAGCGGGAGTACCGTTCGCTACTGGTTCACGAGACCTGGAAGAGTGAATGGCAAGGTGAATGCGAGTAGCGGAGGCACGACCTACGGATTTGGTGAAGTTTTGTACAAGACCACGATCCAAGGTCTCACGATAGTGACCAGCGACTCGTGGACGGTTGACTCTTTGCATACCGCGGATGGGAATATCAGGAATCTTGACGGCTCTGTTTCGGCGGCAAAGACACTCACGACTACGGAACGACAGGCGATTAGGGATACGATTTACCACGACTATCCGACGAGAAGCGCGGGGTACAGCGATCTTGCAGAAAGTCTCTGGATAGGTTACGTGACCAGAGTTGTAACCGGCATACCCGCCGGTACCCTTACGGTAGACGAAAGGATGGCGATAAGAGACACGGTATGGAAGGATGGCAGGGCCGATACGGTCGGAATCCACGTGTGGAACGTGGCGACGAAGGCCGTGACCAGCATACCGGCGGCGACGTTGACCGGGGCAGGAAGTGACAGCGTTGGCGTCCATGTCTGGAATAACCCGACACGTACGTTGACAAGTATCGCGGCGGTGACGCTTACCGAAGGCGAGCGTCAGGCAATCCGTGACTCCACCTGGTTGAGTGCACGGGCCGACAATAACCGGAACGCACAGGCGGAAAGCGTGTGGGTCGCCTACGCCACAAGAACGCTCACGGCAAGTCCGTTCACGTCTACAAACGCAGCCCTGATCGCAGATAGTCTCGTGGCGCACGCAATCGGGGATTCGACGATGGAAGGGTATCTCCTGTTCCTCGGAACGACGGTAAGCGGCGTCCCACAGTTGACGGATACGGTCTACGCCATAGCAGTCAATATGGTGGACTGCGATACGGTCGTGTGCTCGACGGTCGTGGACACGGTATTTGCCTACGCAGAACTCGATACGATGGTTTATGAACTTGTGAGACGGATGGTCGGCCTTACGAATGAGAACTACTATATGGACGACCTTGAGTTTACAGGTGGTCTGATGACGAGCGCAAGGATAAGACTTTACTCAAGCGCCGAGAACGTCGGGACGGAGTACGACGTCATTGCCACGTACAGGATAACGGCTGAGTATGAGGGCAACAACCTTTTGACATATAAGGTAGTGCGTGAATGAGTCCGCCACGGGGGACGACGTTAAGAGCAACTTTGGGGAGAACGCCCGTACCGACTGGCGTCGGAATCGCCGGGCGTGGATTCTTGCAAAAGGGGAAAACAACGTGGAGTACGGAGACGACGCCCGTGCCAACGGGAACGCCGCATACACCTACGGAGTGGACCCCAGTGGCTCGGCGCAAGACGCGATGGACGAGTGAGTTCGCGGGGGCGGTTCCTGCGGGTATAGGTGGGATTACAAACCCCAGCGGGTTGCCGTACACAAGATGGACGCTAGAAGTTAAAGGAGTTTCAGGCCATGACAGTTGACCAGATACTTGCGCAGGTGCGTGGGCGCGTGTTCGATTCTACGACCACAAAAGACTTTGGGGACGCGGATATCGTAGCGTGGATCGACGCCGCGCAGTTGGAGTTTGCGTGCAGGACTAAGTGCCTGGAGGAAATCGGAACGACTGACATAGTGAGTGGCGTGAGCGAGTATGATCTCCCCTGGAACTGTCTCGTGGTCGTGAGGGTTGGTGCGCCTGCTGGAAAAGTGGACGAGGGGACACTTGCCGAGTATGACAAATGGGTTGAGGAACACACGTCCTACGATACGACGATCTCCAGGTATCTCGTCTGGAACGACATGATAAGGGTGTGGCCTGCCCCTAATGAGGATGTTGCGGCGGGGCTCAATCTCCATTATATCCGACGGCCTGAAACCCTGGCTCTCGGGGCAACGCCTGAGATACCGACTGAGTACCACGATGCTCTGAGCTCCTACGCCACGGCAAGGGCAAAGATGAACGATGGCGAACTTGCAGAGGCAGCTACCTATCAGGGGCAGTTCGAGGCGTGCGTCAGGCGATTCAAGAGCGAGAAGCGGAAAACCTCCGATGGTACGGCACAGATAAGGGACGTTGAATGAGGGACTTGCAGGTACTTACACTTGATAGATTTGCTGGATTGTATACGGGCGGCGGCTCGGAAGTGCCAACGAACTCCCTAAGCGAACTCAAGAACTGCGAAATCGACGAAACGGGTCGCATTGTGCAAAGGCGCGGGTTTACTAGGATCGGGGCGGATCCACTTGGCGGGCACGCAAACGCCGTTACGGGACTATGGCGGTTTAGGAAGGCGAGCGGGTGGAGACAATTTCTAGGTACGTGCTACGATGCCCTGTTCAAGTGCACGAACGAAGGCGCGGGAACGTGGGAAGCGATCCCGGGAGCGACTATCGAAGTAGACGCGCAGGTAGGATTTGCCCAGTATGGGGACACGCTTTACTTCAGCGGCCCGACCGTAGGGCCATTCAGGTATGACGGTGTGGCAGTATATCCGGCAGGGTTGCCCGCGCCTACGGACGGGCCAGGGATCAGCGGGTCATCGTTCGGGAATGGTTCCCTTACGGCTGGAAAACACAAATGGAAGATGACGTACGTATACGGGATTTATGGGGAGAGCGAAGGGGGGCCCGAGTCGATCACGTACACGGCGACGGGGGATGACGCGAAGAGACTTACCGTGCCGACAAGTGTGCGTGGCGACGTTACGGCGATAAGACTCTACAGAACGGACAAGTTCACAAACGACGACGACCCCGAGGCGTTCATTTTCTACAGGGTTCTTGACTTATGGACTGACGTAATATCAGAGGTATCCTACGGCGACGAAATCAAGGTTACAGGTGGAGTACCTGAGCGCACGAGCGTAGCGGATCATATAAATGACGACGATCTTGGAGGAGAGATGCAGGGCGACAAGGGTATGCCGCCCGCAGGTTCGATCCTTACGGTGTGGAACGAAAGACTATGGGTCGCTGGTTCGGCGGCGTATCCCGAACGACTGTGGTTTTCGGATATAGGCACTGACGGTATCCCGCGGCCTGACGTTTTCGTGGACGGATATTTTAAGGACGTTACGAGCAAATACGGAGACGCCATTACGGGACTCCACGCAGTGCCCGGGGCCCTTCTCGTGGTCAAGCGGAACTCGATCTGGACTCTGACGGGAGAAGGGGTGGACACGTACTCACTGAGACAGGGCCAGGACGGAGTTGGGTGTGTCGCCCCGCGTTCTTTGGCGACCTATCGTGGTGGGGTGATCTTCCTTGGTGCTGACGGCGTGTACTCCTTTGACGGCGTTTCGGCGCAGAGGTTGAGTAAGGCCATCGAGGACGTGTTCAAGGGCCTGGAAGAGTCCGTGGTGCGCGTAGCGGCAGGCGTTGTGTACGGGCACAGATATTTTCTCTCGTACCCATCCGGGGCGACTCCGGTAAACGATTCCTACGTCTGCTTGGATTTGGACACAGGAAGATGGTCCAGGGGCGATGCTCTGGCCGCTTCGTGTTTTTGCGTGTGGACGACCGAAGGCGATAGACGTTACATGTGGTTTGGGCACGCATCCAACGGGCACGTGTACCTAGCGGATCTCGGCGTGTACGACGATGTTACGGACGAAATAGTGTCCGAGGTAGCGACGCAAGACCTTGATATGGGCGTGGAAGACAGGTACAAGGAATTCAGGCGTGCGTGGATCGACGCAGAGGCGTTGGACCCACTTACCGTCTCATGGGAGTTGGACGGTATTCTGGCGAGTGGAACCGCGCAGGTTCTGGGTGACGACGTGGGGGACGATTGGGACGACTTCGATTGGGACGATGGATACTGGGGTGGCGCCATGGCCGGAGTCACGACGTTCAGGTTCCCACCGGGAACGGTTGGAAGGAAACTCAAACTCAAGATAGGTCATACCGGACAGGTGGCACCGTGGAAGGTGTCGTCTCTACGTATTGGGTTCAAAGTTAAGGAGCGTTGGAGAGGATTATGAGCACTATAGTACCGGACCTGAGTTCGATTGTCGCGCACAGTAAGGCCCTGGCAGCAGCGGTCAAGGCGGCCTTCGAGACGATTTACGCCGATTACAACGGCGGGATTACGGATGTCAACTGCGCTGCGGGTATGGGACTACAGGGGTCGAAACTCGCCGATGATACGGTTACGGGACCGAAGTTGACTGACGACGCCGTAACAAGTGATAAGGTGGCAGACGACGCAATAACGACGGCGAAGATCGTGGACGGAGCGGTGACGGACGATAAACTTGGGGCCAACTCGGTTACGGCAACCAAGATAGGGCCGGAGGCCGTACAGGACTCGCATATGGACTACGCCAGTGTGAAGGTGCCGCAAACGCCCGGAGTGGGAGGCAAGATGGCGTGGGGTGTGATTACTGGGTACTCTCTCGCCCAGTCCACAGAAGGGGCGATCGGTTGCACGTTTGCGACGGGGGCGGTCGGAGGGGATCCGGCTTTCAAGTCGGGGGAGACGGTCGTCGTTGTCCCAACAGCGCTTTTTGATTCGGCGGGAGGCCATTGGGTTGATCTTCAGGTGACGACACTAGACCACGATGGGTGGACTGGTGTAGCGAAAAATTCCGGTGTGGGCACTACATCTTTCTCAGTTTATTGGGTGGCGATTGGAAAGGCCGAATAGCCGAAGGAGAAGCGACAGATGCCTAAAGTTGGGTCACTGACGAGGCTTGATAGGCCGGAAGACGTCGCAGTCCTAAACAGGGTGCTGGATGACGTGTACGCGACTTTGGAGGCAACGCACAAGAAGTTTACGCCGGGTGACGCGCCGAAGGAGCCCAAGGGCGTTACCCTTTACTACGATAGTGCGAGTGGTAAGTTTAAGTTTACCAAACCGGATGGGACTACGGAGACGATAACAAGTTCTTAAGGAGGCGATTCTGATGGCTTTGCCGTGGTGGTTACAAGGCGCTGCTGGAGCGATCTACCAACCCAAGGACGTTACTGGGCAAATGGCCGAGTGGGAAAAATCCGTTGACCCGTACTACTCGGCGGCGGCTACGCGCATGCGTAGAGCGATGGAAAAAAACCTTGGGTCGCAGCGCAGGTACCTGGGCGAGAACTTCGCTGCCAGAGGTATGTACGGCGCTGGTATGTACGGTCGTGCCCAGGAGAGACAGGGGGCGGAAGCATACGGGCAACTCGGGCAGCAGATGGGTAGCCTCGAAGAGGAACGGATGCGTGCGGCGATGCAGAGACGTATGGGTTTGGAGGACGTCGAAAGCCAGAGGGGTTACGAATCGTGGACCAACTGGCAGAAGGCGATCAGGGACTACGCGATGCGTAAAGAAGACGAAAGGGCGCGTGCCCGAGCGGCCAGGAGCCAGATGTGGGGTTCGGCGGCGAAGGCGATCGGAAGTGCTGGCGCTATGTTCATTCCGGGAGCGGGCCCGGCCATTGCAGCGGGCATCCAGGGCGTACCGACTGGGCAAGCGGAAGAAGATTGGTACAACCCAGAGTACTACGCTTAATGTTAGGCGGTGATACGAAGTGGCTACAAACGTAGATGATGTTCTAGCGATACTCGCCGGCGGCGTAGGTGCAGGTTTCCAAAGTTACGTCCAGGCGCGCAAGGAACGCGAACAGGAAGCGTACGAACGCGCCATGCGTGAACGTCTTGAAACTGCGCGAGAGACGCAGAGGAACCTAGAGAACGAACGCGCACGGCGTGAGATGGAAATGCGCGAAAGTGCGGAAAAGCGGGATCAGGCTCTTTACGAAGCGGGACAACCAGAACGGGAATTCCATGAGTGGTATTACAAACCGCAAGTGCCTCAAGGGGCGCCGTGGGGGATACCAGTACCAAGTCCAAGGGTAGAGGAATACCGATACGGCCAAGAGGCTCTACGTGAGAAGGGAAGGCTAGCGGGGGAAGAGACTCAAGCGCAGATACGGGAACGTGAGGCGCATGAGAGACTCTACGGAGCGCAGGCGGCATACTACGGGAGGAGACCCGGGACGACGGCGGCAGGAGGAGCAAAACCGCCAAACCCACAGGCGCAGATCAATACCCTGGGTGACGATAACCGTGCCATCAACACAAGACGGCAACAGTTGAGAAAGGACTACCCGCTTGAGGCGCTAACGACACCCGTTGAGCCGGACGAGGTGGACGCAAGCGAAGAGTACAAACAGTTGGGGGCTGATCTCCTCTACAATATGGCGGAAGTCGGTAGACTGAGAAAAGAGATCGGCCAGGCCCCGGAGACGAAACCCACGGGCAACATCACCGATGAACTGATCACGGAGTTCGCAAAGTATCCGGACAAACAGAGTGCACTTGCGGACTATCACGCGAAGAAAGGCGACATGGAAGGGCGAGGGGCGGACGTGAAACGCATCAGAAAGAGTATAGAGAAACGATTCAAGTGAGTATAGACGACGTTCTTAAAAAGTACGGGCCGGAATCGGAACCGACGTCGATGCCGAAATCAGGCGTTGACGCGATTCTGGCCCGATATCCCGAAACTAGAAAGCCACGGAAACCCTGGTACGCGGGGATTGGCACCGCCATCGAGACGACGAGAGCTGTAACGCCAGGTTTGCCACCGCCCAGTTGGGCGCGGGCGGGCGGCACAGCGGAACTTAAGGTGGGGATTGAAGGCATCGAACCTGCCGTAACGCGTGGAATGTCGAAGGTGATGGCAGTCTATCAAAGGCAGATGGAAAGAGCGGGCCGAGTACCCGTGATAGGGTCGATGGCGCGACTTGCCGAACGCGAAAGGGTAGGGGTTGAGGACGTGAACACCCTCATAGCCGCAGGGTTTGCATTGGCTGACTACGCGGGCAAGAAGGGCATGACGAAACTCGCAGAGGCGATCACGCAGCAGACGATACGTGGAAAGATGAGGCCCGAGAGCGTCACGGAACTCGCTGGACTTCTTGTGGGCCGACCCATAGAGGAACCACGGTTGCCCATGATTGGGAAGTTGACGTCGCCCGTCAACCTGGCGTTTATTGCCGCCGGTGGCCTCGAGGCCATGAGGCATGGAGATATCGCCGAGGCGACGCGCATCAGGGCAAAGGCTGCACAGAGAAGGGCGGCAAAGATGGAAGCCGCGACTGGGGCTGCGGAGAGGTTAAGAGCTGGTGGGTTTAGGCCGACACCGACGGGGGTACAACCAGAGGCGTTGGGCCTACCTCCGGGAACCCCGATGGAGGCGTTACCCGCGAGGCAGGTGGGACCCGTTGCCGCAAAGACCTTGACCGAGGCACTCAAGGTCGTGAGAGAAACGAAGGCACGCGAACTCGTCGAGACCGTGGGGCAAGAGCAAAAACCAGAACTATACAAAGAGGTCCGGAGACTACTTGGGAAGGTTGAGAAGGCCGAGAAGAAGGCTAAACCAGGAGTCCCCACGCGACAACTACGAACGATTCCGGGTTACGGCGAAGAGACATTTAGACGCGGGTTAGGAGCGCGGGTCATTCCGCCAGAAGTACCAGGCCCCGAACCAGTAACGGCGGGACCGTCTATTCCCGTTCCTGTTGAGGCACCGCGAGTGATCGAGGCGCCGGTAGGAACACGCGAGGCGATCCTTGGGTCTGAACGCGGGGCAATCCGTGCAGGTCTGCCGTCACGTGCCGAACGCGTTGCCGCAAGGTTAGGCAAGACCGAAGCGGAAGTTAGAAGAATAGAGGCGGAAATTCAAGGGGAAAGTCGCGGAGCAACACAACCCACCGTCAAGCAAGTCGAATTCCTACGCAGGTTCATCCGGGCAACCGAACAGGCCGTGGAACGAGGCGCACCGTCAGGCGTAAAAGATGTACTCAAAACTCTACGGGAGGAAAGGGGCGAATTCACTTTGTCCCCGTGGATGGCGGGAAGAATTGCGAGAGAGAAGGGATTGACGGCGCCGAAGATCGAGAAGGTAGTCGAGAGACTCAAGAAGGCGCAGAAGGAAGCCGGGCCGCAACCGCTACCTGGTGGACCCAAAAAGCCGCCGACTGACATCGAACGCGTCGTCACGTGGCTACGGAGCGAGAAAGGTGCGGTGGGTGGCGGAGGTCGTTCGGAACGAGCGATCAGGATTGCCATGAAAGAAGGCGGGTTGAGTGAGGTCGAAGCGCGTACGGCATTGAACGCACTCAAAAGAGAAGCGAAAGCCCTAGAGGCCGAGAAGTGGTTGACCCCAAGTCAGGCACGAGGGATCAAGCGTGCAGTTACCGCTCAGGAACTTGAAGGACTTACCAAAGGTGAGGTCAGCCAGGCACAAGTCAATAAGCTAATCAGGATGCTGCGCACACGCGCTAAGACGGGCGCGGCACAGAAGATAATAGAGAAAAGAACGGGTGCGAGAACTATAGGGAAGGAAGTAAGTTTCGAGGATCGTAAACTCATCGCTTCCGACCTACTCCAGGGCATTCCCGAAGGGCATAGACCGAACCTTCTCGCAAAGGCACTGGGTAAGGCCAGCATGAAGGAGATGGGGCCGGAGGAGATCGCGGGATATATCGAGAAACTCAAACGGATTCCTGGTATGGAGCGTTTGAATCCCGTGGAGATGCTTATGGGTAGCCCGTACCGCATCTGGCCGCAGTTAGGGGAGAAGGCGTACGAAGCACAGAGATTGACACGGCAGTTCTTGGAGTCTGTGGATACGCGCGCACGTGAGGCGATGAAACCTATGAAGGGTGCGATGACTGACGAACGCAGGGGAGCGATATTCGATGCGATAGAGCACACCCTGAGAACCGATCAGCCGTTGACACCGCAGTTGTTAAAGAGGATTGGAGAAGGGGCCGAGCCGTTTGTCAAGTTTGCGCGTGAACTCGGGGATGAGCTTTTCGGGATGATGAAAGCCGTCAACCCGAGTATGAAATATAGGTACGGTCATATACTCCATTATTGGAAACGCACTGGATTCATAGACAAACTTCTGGGGCCAAAGAAGGGCGAATTAAAGCCCTGGGAGACAAGGTTCGAGCAGATGCCCGAGGGGTTGCCCGTTGGGACGACGATACGAACCGCTGGCGAAATGCCGCGAAAGGGGGCCCCCGGATTTGTGCGCGATCCGTTCGAGGCACTGAGGGCTGAGACTGCGCGCGTGGCCTTCAAGGTGCATTGGGAACCCGTACTGAGGGACTTCCGTGCTGCAATCGCCGAAGCCCCCCCGACGCACAAGATGGCTTTAGAGCAATGGATGGGATCACTTAAAGGACGTGAAGGGACAACCGACTGGGCGGTGCGTAACGGCCTACAGTGGATTTACGATAACGTCGGGTTGAAACGTCAGGCACCGTATAAACCCCTAACCCGTGGCGGGCGAAACCTGGTGGCGTTAAGATACAACGCCGTCCTATCCATGAATCCCGGCCCTATAGTCAAAAACTTCTTCCAACGGATCAATACTTTTGCAGAGTTTGGGGACGAGCCACGAGCGTATGCGCGAGGGCTTAGGAAGGCGCTTACGGGCGAGAGACTAAAACTTGCTAAGGAGCACGGAGTAATCGAGGACTTCGAGGCCAGGGAACTTTTACAGTCTTTCCGTGCAGGCGTCTTGGCAAAACTTCAGTCGGCGGGCATGAAGGGGTTCACATTGATGGAACGCTGGAACCGCGCCGAGGCGTTTAGCATCGGTTACGAATGGGGATTGGCAAAAGGAATGACGCCAGAGATGGCGGTGAAGGCAGGATTGAAGGGCGTTGCGGATACGCAGTTCCTCTACGGGAAGATCGGTATGCCAGCCGCCTTCAGGAATCCCGTTGGCCGCGTACTGCTACAACTTGGGTCGTGGCCCGTGAAACAAAGTGAATGGGCTTTGAGGCACGCTTCTGAAGCGATCAAGGCTGGACAGGTGGGCGATACGAAGGAGGCTTTACGGCACTGGGGAGTGCTTGGTAGATACGCAATGCTCAACGCGGGCATCATAGTAGCGGCTGAGAAGGCCGGGCTCGATGTGCGAGACTTTCTGGGTTTAGGGCAGTTTGACTTTAGGAACCCGATGTGGTTAAAGACCCTGTGGACGGCAAAGAACCTTCCCACGAGTCCTGTCGCTCGCTACGAGTTTCTGCGCGAGCTCAAGACAAGTTGGCCCCCTGCGGGGGTAGCGATCTCAAAGGCCGTGAAGGTCGTGAGTGCGCCTACAACGCCAAGCCAGAAGGTTCTAGCGGTATTATCGGTGAGGACGAAGGAAAAGGGCCAGTTATCGAGGCTCTACGTACAGCGCAAACGCCTTCAGGAAAGGCAAGAGGTGTTCGGAAGAGAGAGACGCGCTGGAAAGGAAGTGGACCGACGTGCGGAAAGGTACGTTAGGATAGACTTGAGAAGAATCAACAGAGACATAGAGGAACTCCAATCGGAGACCGGAAAGCCGAGGGGACGATGAGAACGCGAGCGTTACTGACCTTACTGGCGTTACTGACGTTTGCCGCATGTCCCGCGTGGGCGGTCAAGGAGCGCATCTACCTCCAGCGGCCCAACAGAACGACGTGGGTAGGGGCAAACGTGAGAGCGTACCCGTGCGGAGATAGTTGCGGGACGTGCCTAACGGGCGGACTGGCAGCGCATGAGGACGCAGTGAAGAACGGAGTCTACTACTGGAGTGGTATAGACACCGTGGCGTGCTACGACGTGTACGCAAATGGGGTCTTGATTCTCGACTCAACGGCTATAGGTACGGTCTACGGAGCGGGGGTGGGGCCATACATCGACCCGGACTCTGCACACATCGGCGTTGCGAGGATTGATACGCTCTACGTCATCCACGCCGAGATCGACACGGTGTACCTCACGTACGGCTTGGGCATATCGTTCAAAGCCGATACGATCTGGGCATTCAAGTACTTACGGTCGGACGATTCGGTTGTGGTTAAAGGCGGTATGACGATCTTAAAAGACCTACTCGTATCGGAAGACATAGGCGCACATGGGGTTGCAAGCGATTCGGCCACTGTCGCTACGTGGTTCGACCTTAATGGTTCAGGCGACGTGGCGGGAACACTGACGGGCAAGAGGGTGTGGCCTGACACCGTAAGAGTCAACTACAAATTCGTTGTGCCGGTTTTTGCAGGCGATCCTGGAGACCTGATCGTGGGTATGTTGTGGTACAATAGCACGGCACAGAGATTGTCATACTACGATGGCGCCGTGAGGAGACTCGAACAGGAATGAGAAAGGTGGCATTGATCCTCGCCCTGCTGTTGATTCCCACCCTGGGTTATGGGGCTGAACACTACTACGCGATCGCGGCGACTGCCACGCGCACGGGATACGTCTACAACAGCGACCCCAACTGGGACAACACGTGTGCGCTCACAAGTCGGTCGGCTTGGAATTCCAACGATCCAGGTGTGGCTAGGATTCGTGCAGGGTTACCATCGGCTCGCGTCGCCGTCCACAGGGGCTACGTTAGTTTTCCACTCGGCGCAATCGGGGCAGGCGAGATCGTCAAGTGGGCTCAGGTGAGACTTACGGTCGATGAGGTTGCGGATACGTTCCACACAGGAGACGTTCTTTTCTATCGTGATACGTGCTGCATCGGGACGTCGTGTTCGGGCGCCCTGGCAGCGTCGGACTCGAACCAATGTACGAATTACCTGACAACGGTTGCGTGGGGCGATCTGCCAATGGCTGGAGATTCCTTGAGGATCGACGTCCCCGCTACCGCGATCCTTTTTGGCCCAGCCAATACGTTCGACTTGAGGATGGTAGGAAGCCGGGAGGCGGATATCTGCGATTCGAGCGAAGTCTACAAGGTGGGGACTGACCGCGTGAGGTTTAACGGAGCCCAAGAGGATACGGTGAGCAAGCGGCCCGTACTCTACGTTACGACCGTTGACGGCCCTGAGTGCGTTGAACCCGGCAGAGTGTGGTACAATGCCGCAACGGGCCAGTTGTCCTATTGCGACGGATACTTCATTTGGAGACTCAAAGAAGAATAGAAACGGAGGTGATCTCGTGAGAAAGATTCTTATGATTGCGGTCTCCCTGGTACTCGTGGCGACGGTGGTCCAAGCGAAAGTTTTGACGTATCAGGTTGGCGGCAGGGCGAGTTCGAGTGCTGACCAGAAGTGGAAGGCGATGCTGCTTACTTGGACGACCGGTGGGCTGGACTCGACAGTAATTTCCGTGCTGAGTGATACGACGGCGGCTGATGAGGACACGACAAACGCCTTTGATGTAGGCGGGCTTTTTGCAGGGTCGCCAAGGGATACCGTTGGCCTTCTTTTCTTTCATACGGTTGCCGATACCGTGATTGACAGCCTTCGTTTTGCCGTGGACTACTCGATTGATGGGACGACCTGGATTGCAGGCACGTACTGTGCATACTTCTCTGCCGCCACGTATAACGGCGCGACGGGTGTAGCCGATAGCACGGTGGCTAAGTACGTTCTGGGGAATCCTGGTGTGGCTGGTGGTATGCAGATATTTGCACCACTGCACAGGGTGAGAGTGAGTTGTCCCGTTCAGGTAGCTGGGATCGGGGTGACGCTCCAGGACAAGAAACTCAAGGCGTTGACGGTAACCGCTTTCTTCGGCGGGAGGTGAGTAAAACTCGATGGAGAAATGGGGGATACCCGCACTCACGTGTCTCCTGGGTTCCGTAGGGACGTTCGCCGTTTTCATTTCCGCCCTTAGAGAGCGAGTGCGCGCGTGCGAGAAGGACGATAAGGCCATGAAAGAGAAGTGCGCTGAAATCCAGGAACGGAAAGAGACCGAACGGGTGGAACTCAAGGAGACGTTGGAGAAACTCGCGGGGAACGTGGGAGATCTGAAAACCGACGTAACGAAGCAGATCAGCGACCTCACACTCGAAGTGCGGTTGATGAACGGAAAGGGGCGATAACCCATGCCACTCGTAATAATCCCTGATAGAGGCAAGAGCCACCACATCGGGGAGAATAAGATCAAGGCGGTGGCGCTACACCATAGCCTCACGACTGATGGCGTGACCCTGACCAAGGACGACATCACGGTGGACCACATGGGGCTCGTCCCCTGGTCGCGTTGGTTGGCTCACCCGATGGACCTGGACGGGTACCACGCCTACTGTGAACTCGTGGATCGCTATTATGAGATCATCGTGGGGCGACCGGAGACGTGGGTGGGCGGTCACTGTCCGCAGGGCGACATGAACGATAAAAGTTTTGGACTTTGCTTCATCGGGAACTTTGATCTGGCGCCGCCCCCAGACTTGCAGTTGCTCGTGGCTATCCGAAGGATAATCGTGCCGGTAATGTACCGGTACGACTTGAGCATAGACGCGGTTAAGGGGCACGCGTACTATGCCAACGATGGAAGGACGTGTCCCGGTAAACTCTTCCCGTGGGATCGGTTCTACGGGATGATAGAGGAGGAGATCGGATGACTAGAACGATTCTTGTGGCCGTGATTTTGCTTTTGGTGACGATGCCGTGCTGCGCAAGCCAGAAAGCGCTTACGGTTGGCGCAAGTCTAAGTGGCGTGGCTACGAACGGAACGGTGACGAGTACCAGCACCAGCATCGACCTGGGAACGCTCATATACACGGAAAACTGGTTGTTCAACATGGGAACCCAATTCCCGTTGGCGACGGGGGATCCCCTAGAACCATCACCATCCCACGGAGCATTTGGTGTGGGGTATATGTTCGGAAGGAACGCGCTTTTGCCGAGGCCGTTTATCATGGCTGGAGCCGACGCGATTGCCCTAGACGACGTGATTCACGGGGGCCCGAAACTTTCAGCGGGACTCTCGAAACCCATCGAGGACGCAACGCTCTTGACGGTTGGGCCTTACGTATCGTACATACCAGCGACAAAGCAGATGTTCTACGGGATCGTGGCTCAACTGTACGTCAAACTAGGCGCATCGACGGCACTGCCCACGCGTGCAGGAGCTGGCGGACAAACGCCGAGAGGACTTTTCCCAGCGAACTAGAGTAGAATCGCCGTAGACGCACAGGGGAGGCTTAGGAGACACTCCAAGGTTTCCCAGGTCTATGCCTCAAACGAAGGCCGGATCGCCTACGCTGGGCGGCTGGCCTTTACTGGAGCGTGACAATCGACGAGGGGGTGAGATCGTGAGCGCAGGAATTCAGACAAGCGAGTTTTGGGTAACCTTGGTGATCGCGGTTATAACTGTCGCGGGAGCCACAGCGGGATTGCTAACGGGCAAACTCACCGCGGAACAATGGCTGATGGCAATGGGTTTTGTAACCGGCGGCGGTGGCGTGTACGCCCTTGCCAGAGGCATAGCCAAGACTAACGGCGGGGAGGCGATCGGAAAATAACCCCTTGACAACCGTCGTGGCTCCGACTATAATGGAAGTGTAAAGGGGGCCATGACGTGAACAGAGCAACATCAAAATCGAAGACCAAGGCAAAGGCCAGAGGGCCGGATACTTCCACGGTTCACGGTGTGGTCCCCATCCGGCCTTTTCCTTTGCCGTTTTTGTTTGGAGGAGATCGTGATTGAGACGTGGATCGTGATTCGCCTGCTTGGACGGAGTGGTAAACCTAGGTCGGTAAGGAGAAAATACTGGGGCAGAGGCAAGACACTCAACGGTACCGGGGTACACATCATTGAGGAACCCGGTGCGGTCCGCGAACCGCCACTCGTCCTGACCGACGCCGAGTTCACCGTACGTTTTGTCTGTTTTGAGGCGGAGAAAACATAATGTTACATGGGAAGCAAAATGGGCCGCCCGCATCCTACCTGGGTGCTTCTCACCCAACGCATCTTGCCTGTCAGCCGCGCCACGGGGACAAGGACACCGCAGGACCAACGAAACCGTGGCGTCGAATCACTACGCGGGCGGCCATAATAAGGAGAGAGAATGAAAGAGAACAAACCGAGGCTAGAGATTGTTGAGTGGCCTACGGGGGCTATGAAGTTTAGTGATGAACCCATAACAACGGTAACGTTGCGGAAACCTGGATTGTCTGGACCAATTTTGGGGATCACGTGCGCGGTCTTTGGAGCTGTATGCGGCTGGATCGCGCATGGCCTTCTTACTGGTGGCCACACGTTTTGGAACTGAGGTGAACATGAGGAACGCAAGGATCATCAGAAGAGTCGTAGATACACCGTCAATCGAAATCGGGTCAACAAAGGGTGTCGGGACGCTTACCCAGCCAGAGATAGTGGAGTCTCTAACGATTGAGGCCCCGCGTTCCCCCCTCAAGGTTGAAGTCCGGGGAGAACGGGACAGACGCGGGATTGTTCTGGAGTTCGACTCCGAGAACTGTCTAGCAGACCTTCTTCTTGACTGTTGGGACGCGATGACCCCAAAGGCACGTACGAGTGTCTTGGCACAGATGAGGAACGAAGCCGGGCAGACGTAAAAAGGAGATGTAGTGGAACTTGAGAAGCGATTTTGGCGAAACGTCAAAAAGACAGAAACGTGTTGGATCTGGACAAGTCGACAGACTTCAGACGGATATGGGCATCTGAAGATCAATGGAAAAGAAAGGCGTGCCCATCGTGTCGCGTGGGAACTATGTATTGGAATAATCCCGAAATATCTCTTGGTCTGTCATCGTTGCGATGTCCCTCTTTGTGTGAACCCGGCACATCTTTTTTTAGGTACGAATGGCGACAATGTACGAGATTCAATAGCTAAGGGACGATGGGGCCATGATCCATCTACTCGCATACAAAAAGAGAACTATCGTAAGGTCGGGAGGGAAGAAGTGAAGGAAATCCGCCAGTCTGGAGAATCTAATAGAATCCTTGCTAGACGATTTCGAATAAGTAATCAGCAGATTTCCAAGATCAAACTTCGTCAACAATGGAAATGGGTAGATTCAAACAGACCTAGCGGCGAGGATAGCCGCTGAACGCTCGTGGTCGCTTTGTAACAAGGCGTCAGGGCGACCACGGGCAAACATGCAGGCAAACAATGAACGAGAAAAAAACGAAAGAACTAACAGAGCGCGGTGAGTCGTTGTTGCCGTTCCTCCTAATGGACGCGGCGGATAATGACATCATTGTTGCCCAGCTCAAGGGACAGGTGGTGGAACATCTTGCCTACGAGTTTGAGGACAAGACTACCGGCAAGCCGGTGCGCGGTCTGGCAAAAACCGGCGTCGACGAGGCTTGCCGGATGATGGCGACAATGGTTGGGAAAATGGAAGTGATACGCGAGCTAGAGTTCTCGCCGCCAGTTTTCAAAGACAAGGATGCGCTGTTCACCGTCAAGGCCGGTCGCTTTCTTTTCAACAAGGACACCAATGAGTTCGTTTGCCTTGAGACCGTGTTCGGGGCCAAACGTCAAGCGTTCCAAAAGTGGTCGAAGAAGCGAGGAGCATTTATCGATGATCCCTTCTGGTTTGAAGAAGGCATGATGAAGGCTGCGCGGAATGCTCGCATGAGACTACTCAGCGAAGAGCTCAAGGCAAAGATAATCGAGGAGGCGGTAAAAGCCAAGAAGGTCTTGACCGTCAGGGCCGAAGATAGAGATGATACGAAAGAGAACGGAGACGCAGAGAAGACTGAGGTGCCCGTATGCCCTGACTGTAGGCGGCCTGGTGTCAAGAAGCAGGTATCGGATAAGCCAAACAAAGACGGGAAGCTCTCGCCCAACGTTGGCAAGTGGTTCTATCGCTGTGAGAGATGCAAGGACGCGAAGAACCCACAATTCAACCTGTTCATCATGTGGGAGGACGATTGGCTCACGCTTTTGAAGGATGAGAAGCAAGAGGAAACATCCGCAACAAATGAAGATCCTACGGGCGATAAGTTTCCCCTATGCGAAACGTGCGGGGCGGCACTCATCAAAAATGCTAGCGGGCAAATGAGTTGTGTCGTTTGCGACGGCAAGCAAAGAGAAAAAGAACTGAAAGGCGCGCAGCAACACGGGAAGGTTCTATGACCCCCGAGCTTGCCAACAAACTCTTGCGTGAACACGGCTGGGATTGGAACGTGGTATACTATGCAAGCGAAGCCGATTGCCCGCATTGCAAGGAACGAATGGATAGGGGGCAAGTGACCGACGGCACACAACGGTGGTACTGGTATTGCAAAAACGATCACTGTGTGGCGGAGCATCACGGCGGCTGGAGAGGGTGGTGCAAGCCACCGGAGGAAGGCGAGATCGAGGATGAATGATGACATCGAAATCCTTGCATGGCATTTTAGCGCTGATGACGGGCGCCTCAATTTCGGCGAGCGTCCGAAAGTTATAGTCGGCGAATGGATGCGCGCTGAAGGTCCGCTCATCATGTGCAGGAACGGCATGCACGCATCCCGCGACCCGTTCGGTGCTCTCCAATATGCGCAAGGATCGCTCCTCTCACACGTGGAATGTCGGGGAGAGATCGAGGAGGAGACGGACAAAATCGTGTGCCGTGAACGCAAACATCTCTGGCAATACGATGCAACGAAAGAATTGCGGCTTTTCGCCTGTTGGTGCGTGCGAGAAACGCCGCTCCATGACAGCCGAAAGGTGTGGAATTTGCTCACGGATGAGCGCAGTCGAAACGCCGTCATCGCAGCGGAAAGATTCGCGCAAGGCCAGGCTACAAGGGAGGACCTGGCTTCGGCTAAGGCTGCGGCTTGGGCTGCGGCTAGGACTGCGGCTTGGGATGTGGCTTTGGCTGCGGCTTGGGATGCGGCTTCGGCTGCGGCTAGGACTGCGGCTTGGGATGTGGCTTCGGCTGCGGCTAGGACTGCGGGTTGGGCTGCGGCTTCGGCTGCGGCTTGGGATGTGGCTTGGGATGCGGCTTGGGATGCGGCTTGGGATGTGGCTTCGGCTGCGGCTAGGGATGCGGCTTGGGATGTGGCTTGGGCTGCGGCTTCGGCTGCGCAGAAAGCGCGGTTCAACGAAATCGTTGCGAAAATCGCGGAAGAAATGGAGCCCGAGCATGGGTAACCTTGTCTTTTGTACGATCTGTGGCGCGCCGCTTGATCCGGCAGATGCAATTGAAGTTAATGGCAAGTGGTATTGCGACGAACATGAACCATCCCCAGACGACGTGTATGATGAGCGTGATGTATAGGTTGGTTCCCCCGGGGCCAGAGGACCCTGACTTTGACGCATTGCGAGATGAGTACGAAACAAGGCAGGAGGCGATGGATTAGCAATGAAGATTAAACGTGTCAACCGATATTACTGTGATTTCTGCAAGAAGTCAGGATGTTCAAAGGCGGCAATGCAAAAGCATGAGCATCATTGCACCATGAATCCTAACCGCATCTGTCGGATGTGTTTGTTACTAGGATTGGAACAAAAACCAATGAGCGACTTACTTCTATTGCTTCCGAACCCGAAAGATTTTGAAGGGACAGACGAACCTGCCTGGACTGATACTAGCCCTCTTGCGAAGACGGTGAATGCTTCGATGAAATCTCTACGAGATGCGACAGGTGGTTGTCCCATGTGCATTCTCAGTGCACTCAGACAAAGCGGTATACCAGTGCCAATGGCCTCATCGTTCAAGTTCAACCAAGAGTGCGATGAGATATGGGCAGAGCAGAATGAGGAACATTCCCAGGGATAACTGGCTCGCCCGTTGGTCAAGGGGCCATAGTGCTTCGACAGAATTCCATATGGTGAAGCAAGACGGCGGGCGGGCTAACAAGAAAAGGGGCGATGACATGCCGAAAGATATCAAGTCGATAAAGGAGTGGACGCAGATTGAGGTCGCGGGATCCACCTTCATCCCTTTCAAGTGGCGCGACGATACGCCCGGCGGGAGCAATCTGGGACGCGCAGAGTTTCAAGTTTGCCTAAAATTCAAGCGCGGAAAAGTCTCAGAATTTTGGGTATATCCGCGCCAGCAAAGAGATGCGACCACCTGTTGGCATATCATCACAACATATCAGGATTTTCACATATCAAGCTATGAGGGGTTGGAACGCACCAGCGCCTGGCTGCTTTATTGGTGCAAAGAACACAAGACGGTTTCGTTCTCCATCTATGTTCCTCCCGAGAGTCATTTCATGGAAATCGGTTATAACGGTATTTCATTCTGGCGTACCTCATGAAAGGCGGTGTGTCTTGAAACTTCTCCTAATCCTTCTGGCTCTGATTCTCCTAGCGGCAACGACTAGTGAAGCTGCGCCGATTTCTGTCATGCGACACTGGACGTGTCCGTATGACAACGTAGGCGTGGTGCAATACAAAATGCATTGGAGCCGAACGCCCGCGGGAGCAGATACGCTTGCTTGGTGGCGTGCTTGCGAAGATAGCCTTACATGGTCTTGCTCCGCAATCGCTGGCGCTCTAGACTCGGTCAGCGTGAATGTCTCGACGCTTGGTACTTGGTATTACAATATCGTGAGTCGTGATGCAATGGGGAACCAGTCAAAATATAGCAATATGTGGATGGAGGTTTTGGCGGACACGCAGATACCCTTTCCGGTCACCACTTTGCATTAGGGTTTATCCCAATCCCGTGACGGGGAAAACATTCTACGTGGAGGTGAGAGATGGCGCTTGCGGCATTGATAGTGGCGGTCGTGGCGTTGACGGTAAGTTCTGTGGCGTTTCTAGGTGGCGTAGCTCTCAACAAGGAGATAGAGAACCTGAAGGGAAGATAGCCCTATTCGATATCCGTGGGCGTTTGGCATGGCAACGGCGTGTGTTCGCTACGGATGACCTCCACGTCTTTGAATGCCAAGCACCCGGAGCCGGGATATGGTTCGTGTGTCTGGACGGCAACTGCGTGAAGTTGGTTTCGCTCAAATGAGGAGAATGCGATGGAAGAGACACTAGACAAACTGGTCGGCGAAGACGACATTGAAACTATAACGAGAACAAGGAAACGACGTGTGTGTGAGATTTGCGGTGAACCTGCGCATTATCGGGTCACGTTCCTTCTGCTGCATGCACGGTCAAATATGGACTCGAAGGCATTTGGGCGCGACGATTGCTCCTTTTGTGCCGATGCCGAACTGTTCGCTTGCCGAGAACATCAGGAGGAGGTCGAAAGCCACCCGCCAGAGGGCATGAGTTATTGCTCTACCTTTTCTGCAAGTGCTAGATTTGCACACATGTTTCTATACTGGGTAAACCAGTAGGAGTCCCCATGCAAATAACTGACGCCGAGTTGGGAGCTGCGCTGAGACGACTTAAAGACAGAGATTTCTGTTGTTATCGGCATTTATGTGGTGGTGTTTGTTGGGCAGACGGCTTTGAGAAAATAGATGTGCATTGTCCTAGTTCCAATATATCGGCGGTTATACGTGAGGCCCGCCGCGCAAAAGGCGGATTCACGCCAGAAATCAGCAAGGCGATAGGATAGTAACCATGCGAATAACTGACAGCGAGCTGGTGCCGCGCTATACCGCTGGAGAACTTAGAGCATGGCACAGGGGCTATCGGGCCTACGTGATGGATCGCCCGTACAAATGTTATAGTCAGGATGCAAACTACATAGCGGCATGGCGAGCAGGTTGGTTCAGTGCCATGAAGAGAGAGATCAAAGAATCAGAGGAAGCCCGCCGCCTCAAGGCTCTTGAGCGTGCGCAGAAGGGGAAGCGATGAGAGCGATAACGTGGAAAGGTAAAACGCTTGACGATGAACGAATAATTTACCGACTGAAGATTCTGAAGAATGGTCGATGCACACTGACGGCTAGGACGCGTTTCGGTGTCGAGACAATGTGGCTTGACCCCGAACCCGCCAAGCCGCAGCCGCACGGCGCAAACTAGTGGCGGCGATAGAAGGATTGCCGAAAAGGAGGAGAAGATAATGAAAGGCCACGAACGACACTACGAGAACACAGACAAAGAAATCTGGCGAAGGGTGCCTGACGATTATTACTCGCCTTCAATTCATGTCACGGAAAGTGGGAGTATTGGCATCAATGTCGGTGGAACTGTAATCGTGGCTGCCGTTGAAGAGTGGTTTGCTGCCAAAACCCGCGCCGCGCTGTTCACCGCTGAGATTGCGAAGCAGCTACGAAGATTTGCAGGAAGGCTTCCCACCGCGCTAGTAGCCCTCGATTATCAGATGCTTGCCTTCGCTGACCGCATCGAGATGGAAGGGAAACTTGCTGCCATTGAATCGGTGGCGGGAATGTTGACGGCGGGCGAAGCGGCCATGATTGAGGCGGAACCGACCACCCCCACACTTGCCGAGTCACGACCGCCATACGAAGGTGTGTTCCCACAACCCGAGATCGAGCGTGGCCGCGTCAAGGGGCCGGAGGTGCCCTACGACGAGGGCATTGTATCGCGTGACAACCCGAGGCTGCGCGATCTGCTGACGCCGGAGTATGCGACCTATCTACTTGACCGGATATGTGACGGGCAATCGAGCCCCCCGTGGAGTGACTGTATGAAGGGCGGATGCGACCAATGTGACGGCCCCGGGACGGAAAAC